ACTTCTCCTTCTGCTGTAATATACTGACATGTTACATCAAATTTGGGTAAGTCTTGTATAACATTTATTACTTCATCGCTATTATTTAAAGAAAAACTTTCTAGTCTATGAAATTCCTCTGCTGCAAGAGTTAAACTTGCTTTAGCTGATATATTTTGTCGTCCCCAAGATACAGGAAGTCTACCTTTACCGAAGTTATTTACAATAGGCATATCGTTTTCATATGAAATTGAGCTGAAACCATAAATTTCAGATATTGTAGTTCCATCAATATCAAAACTAATTGTTAATGATGCCCAGTCATAAGCAGCTTTATTAATTAATATTTCACTTTTATTTATTGCCATAATTTTTATTTTTATTTTTATAAGGTTAGAAAATACAGTGAACAGTAAATATTACCATTCACTATATTAATTTATTTTTAAGCATGTGGAAGTACATAGTCTTTATTTACACTTGTGAAAATTTGTAAGAAGTCTGAAACTTCAAATTCATCTACATCATGTGTTAACAAAGGATCGTCACTTTCAATTGTTACTGTTGCAAAAGCATAACCAGTATCCCATGTTTTTGTTTCTTCTCGTTGCGCTAATACTTGAATTATATTAGTTGTTGTATCAATATTTCCAAAGTCTACTCCCATATCTTGTAAAGAATATTTAGCGAATACTACACCTTTATTTGAAAGTGTAACTACAATATTAGTCGTAGCACTTGTTGATATATCAATAGCTTGTCCATTAGCATCAAGAACAGGAATTTCAAAAACTGCGCTTTCACCTTGTCTAATTTGATATTTTGTTGTCATAATATTTATTTATTTTATTTATTTATATTATGTTGTTTTTAAAGTGTTGCTGTGTAGCCAATTGTTACATCAATTTCTCGAGCTGTTCCAAATGGTACAATTTTAATTGTTATATAAACGGTTGATGTAAGTAATACATTTTGGTTAGGATCAATATAAGTTTTATATGCTGATATTTCATTATCCTGTGCCATTTTATTCAATGAATTATTTACTTTATTTGTCCAGTTTGTTATTACTAATTTATCAATAGTTCCTTTTGAAGCATCAATTTTAATAGGACTGTTTAAATATGGTAACAATACTATTCTAACTTCTCTAACAGCTTTATAAATAGTTCTAACTTCACTCATATAAGCATAGTCAGATGTTATTAAGTCATTAGAATGGTTATCATTAAAGTATGTTCCAGTATCTCCTACATATTTTCTACCAAATATATATCCTTTATCATTGATACCATCAATAGTTGATCCAATTACATCTTTTACTAATGTTCCATCTCCGAAAGCCGGTTCATTCATTTCACCACTACCTGATAAATTGAATTGTTGAACCCAAGCAATACTTTCATTAACTTTTGCTGTTGATGTTACTCCGAGAGCTAAACCAACTGCAGGAATTGAATGTGAAAGTGTAATTGCTAATTGTGATCCATAATTATCACCGTCTTGTAATATTACTGTTGAAACGTTTTTAGCTGGAGCTGATAAATTTCTCAAGTCTGGTAAAGCTGTTAAAGCTAGATCACTTGTATCTGCACCATAAATAACATTCAACGGCATATGTAAATTGAATAACTCTGTTGCAATTGCATCAATAGTTTCAATATTTGCTGTAGAAACTTCAATTGTGCTTGCTTGATACACACCAACTTGTCTAATAGTTCCATTTGCAAAAACTTGTAGGTCTTTAATTTCACTATAGTCAACATTTACTGGAGTAGGATCATTATTTGTATCATAAAACAAACCTATAAAAAGGTTAAACCCTTTCTTAGCACTTCTATCATATTCTTTAACTTGATACCAAATTTCTTCAGTAGCAGCGTTATTAAATGTAATACCAGTTTCAAGTTCAAATTGTTCTAAACTGAAATAATGACCAATTCTATTTATTGCTGTTAAACCTGTAATGCCTGCGGCATCAAAGTCACCTTGACTATTCAAATTTGTGTACAAAACAAGACCAGATATAATATCATTATTAGTAATATCTCTACCTAAACCACCGTTTCCTAATTCTATATTTACGTTGTTCATTTTTATATCTAATTTTTTTTGTTTATTATTTTTTAATGAATAATGAGTAAATTAATATTACTCACTATCCATTATTTAGGTTTTTTAGTTAGATCCTAAAACATATACACCTGTTCCAGATGTGAATGTTCGAGTTGCACCTGAACGTACTAAACTTGAAACAATTGTTCCATAATATGCAGGGTTTTTTTCATCTGCAAATAATTCTACATTTCCTAAAGCGAAACGTACTAATTCTGGATGATAAAATAACAATGCTTTTTCTGTTCCACCACCTGTTGCTGGATCATTAATAGAACCACCTGCTGTAATGTTTAAAACAGTTGAACGCATAAATACTTCAAAACCACCAATGAAACCCACTGATCCTTTAGATAATACGTTATTCATTAATACTGGTTCATAATGAAATTCTGGTAAATTTACTAAGTCCATATAAGCATTTGCATCTACTAACAATTTACGACCTTCCATAGGTACATCAGCTGCATTAAATACTTGTGCTGCAGTTAATATATCAGTAAAAGTTAAAGTTGCACCTGTTACAGTTGCTGTTAAACCTTTTGCCCATTCATAAGCAGTCCAGTCACCAATTTGTTTGTAAATTACTTTACCCATTTGTGAATTAACTGACATTAGTTTATCATAACTATCTTCAGTATCTTCGATAGATGTTATAACTACTGGATCAGCAGAATATTCATGGTTTAAATATGTTACATCTACATCAGTTCTTGAACCAATTGTAGCAGGTAAAGTAGCTCTATCTCTTTCTGCGGTTAAAGCACCGGCAACAGGAACATGAATTGAACGACCTTCAATAAATGCACTATCATTTACTGCATATTTAAAATAAGCGTTATCTGGATATAAAAGTTCTTGTACTTTAGGGATCCATAATTCTTTTTGTATCATAATATTTATATTTTTTATTTAAAGTTTGGACAGTTAAACTATCCTTATATAATTAATATACTTTATATATAGTTATTTTTTTAACTTTTCTATATAAGTATTCTTTAATTCAGTATAAAGTGTAATATTAGTTTCTCTTAAAGTTTTTAGATAATTTGGATCATGTTTTTGATACCACTCAAAGTCTTTCTCAGATACATGTTCATCAGTTGTTACAATGTTATCTGTTAATTTAATAGTAGGTATATCTGTAACTGACAATTTATCTATTAAGTTTTTAACTTTATTAAAGTCTATAAGAGATAATTCATAATACTCTTTATATTGTTCTTGTGTTATTTTTCCATTTTTAATATTTAAATTAAGATATGTACTTATATTATCTTGTTTAGTTTTTTCTTTTAAATTTAATAATTCATTTTCAAAAGTAGTAACTTTTTCAGATAATTCATTAATAGTATTATCTTTATCTTTTATCATATCATTAATGGATAATATAATTTTTGTATATTTATTATCATTTTCTGATAATTCAATATTTAATGATGTTATAAGTCTATCTGCTAAAGTTATCATATCTTCATTAAATTCATCAGACAATTTATCTTCTTTAACAGTTTTTTTAACAGTTTTTTTACGTGGTTTACGTACTACTGCCTTTTTAGCTTTCTTATCATCTGTTTTATCAGTTGAATTGGAAACATTATTATTATCGTTATTAGTAATATTATCACTGTTATTATCACTATTATTGGTATTATTAGATGTGTCATCGTTTTTAATAAGTTTTTCTTTAATAAGTTTTTCTTTATTATTATGTAATACTGATAATTCTTCTTTAATTTTATTAATATCACAACCATTTAAAGAAAATGTTATTAAATAGTCTTCATTAAGTTCAATTCGTGCATCTGTATTAGCAGGTAAAGGTGTAATACTTGCCTCTTTTAATACTGACTTAGTTACTAAAACTGTACCATCTTCAAGTAAGTCATATTCAACTGGTGTAAAACCAATTGAAATACCATCTATCATACCTTTGTCTATTTTATTAGATATTTTATTAACATCTGCATCATCAGTATCTAATATTGGTTCAGCAAGTAAAATATCATTTTCTACTATGAAGTTGTCCCATTTACCTAATACTTTATCTGGATCATGGTTAAACAATACTGGAATATTAGTATCTTCTGGTACTGTAATACCAGATGTCAATACTTTAAAACCGTATTCATTTACTTTCTCTGTTGATAATTTATATTTCATATTTGTATATTTTTTTAATTAGCTATTTATTTGATAAACTATTTGACCATCAACTTCTATATCTAATAGTTTAATTAATTCATATTCAGGAATACCTGTTAAGTCAAGTAACATAAATTTATATGTAGTTTTTGCAATTTTAATACCTTTTTCAAATGTTAATACTTCTGTATAATATCTATGTACTGAATTAGCAAAAAATTTATTTGTTTTTGGATCAAATATAGGTAATTGTTTACCATTTGTTCCTTCTAATACTTTAAAAATATTATCGGATAGTTTCATTGTATCTAAATAATATTGTGTTAGTACATCGCTAGAATTTAAGTCTAATGGTGCTTCAACTGCAGCATAAATATCAACATAAACCATAGGACGTTGTATTTTATTACTAAATTGTTCTATATTTTCATCAATTCTAATATCTATTAAAGATGCTGGAAATAATGTAACGCCTTTATTTTGGTTTAATATTTGATCATTATATAAACTATAATATTTTATATTTAAATTATTATCTTTTTTATCTATTAAAAAGTATTTAAAATAATTATATATATATTCTAACATTTATTTATATTTTTTTAAACATATCTTTTAATAATAAATTAATATCATGTTTAATAATTTTATTAAAATTTCTATGTATTTCTTTTAATTCAGACTGTGGAACTCCCATAAATTCTCTTTTTGGTATTGTTTCAGTTCCTTCGTTTTGATATTTTGCATATCCTGTTGCACTTGCTTTAATTGAATTATTACCTTTAATATCAAATTTAATACTATTTTTCATTTTATGTGTCTTAATTAAACTTGGAACAATACCTTTTTTATTAGGTTTCCAAGACTTATTACCGAAAGACTTATTTTTAAATGAATTATTAGATATTTTATTTAATTCACGTTTTAAATAAACAAGTAATTTATGTTTTGTTTTATTCCACTGGTGCAACATCATCTTTTGTAAATTTTGTTCTATATTTTATTTCTAAATAGTCTTTATCAAGTGAATATATTTTTGCTAACTCACTATCAATTTTAATTTGATCTAATAATGATAAATTTTCAAATGTATCAAACTTAAATTTTAAACCCTCTGGAATGATATTTAAATTAACTAACTTTGGAAATAAAATATCATTTATATAAAACTCTGTTTTTCTTAGATCCGACTTAATTTTTAATGAAAATTGGTCATTATGTGTTGAACTCTGTGCATATCCTGAACCTGAATGAGAGTCTGTTATTTCAGTACCACCAATTACACGTTTACTAATTTCACCATTAATTCTATCAATGCATTTATCATATACATTAAAAGCATCGCTATTACTATTTTCAACAAATTC